CTTTAATGGACAATGTTAAAAGTGAGCAAGGATTATTAGAAAAAAGAAAAGAAGATACAATTTGGAATAGACTTAATAATTATACAGGACATACATTTTTTAATAAAATGCCAGAAGCCTATAAACATATTGGAATTGAACCAGAGGAATTTGCATTAAAGCATTTTGAAAAAAGATATTATCCATTTTGGAATAATCAAACTTATTTAGAGAAGCCACTATTAAAAAGTAAAAATTTTTTAAGTGCCTACTATCCATTTGCATTTAATTTTGATCATCAATATAAATGGAGAGGTCCTTTATCAGAAGAAACTATAAAAACCTTTCCAACCTATTCTGAATGGTTAGAAAAAGAAGGATAAAGTCCAGGAGCGACAAATGACAAGATACAATGAAGAGAAGATCTTAGCCGAAAGAAAGGTGAAGATAAAGAAAGTAAAAGAAAGAGTAATGACCCAACCCACTAAGTATACTTCGAAAGAGTTAGAAGAAGCTAAATCTATTTTAACAAGTAGAGGTAAAATATAATGGCACAGTCAGGATATAAAGAAAAGGTAGATGATGAACAACTAATCAATATAATATATTCAGGAATACAAAGTTCTACTGGAGATTGGTTGAATAGCTCAGATTTGACTAGAGAAAGGCTCAAGGCAACTTATGAGTATGCAGGGTTGGCAACAGCTCACTTGACACCTCAAGGTGTTAGTACTATTGTTGATACCAGCACTACTGAAGTAGTCGAAGCTTATACTGCTGTCTTGTCTGATTTATTCCTTAACAATCAAAAGATAGCTAGGTTTGTTCCCTATGATGAAACCCCTGGAGCTTTTAAAGCAGCTACAGATGCATCTAATATAGTAAATTATTGTATATTTAAAAAGAATAAAGGTTGGGAGATACTTCAATCTTGGATGAAAGCTTCTCTTTTATGGAAGAATAGTGTTATAAGATGGGATTATATAGAAGATTATGATTATATAATTGAAGAATATGAGAATATAGATCAGGCTAAACTGGATGAAATACTTGCAGATGAAAGTTATGAAGTGGTGGGTGGTTTAACTCTTGATGAACAATCAATAGAAATATCTTATCTCGATGTACGACTTAGAAAAACGATTAATAAGAGTAGAATAAGATTAGAAGTATTGCCACCAGAAAATTTTAGAATATCTAATGAAGCTAAAGATATTGAAGACGCAAACTTTGTAGGTATACAAACACAAACTACCAGATCTGAGATAAGACAATACTATCCTGAATGGGCAGATAATATTACTGAAGATGAATGGTCAGAGCTTAGTGATGGAGAAGGTTGGCTGGGGTCTGGGCAATACAGCGAAGATGTAGCTGCAAGGAAGGATATAACTGGTCAAAGATATTGGTCTAGTAACCAAGGGAAAGATGCCTCCCCAGTAGAAGCCAACAGAGAAGTAACACTTACAGAATGTTGGATGAGAGTAGATAGAGATGGAGATGGGATCGCTGAATTAAAGCATTTTATAACTGTTGGAAATCATATCTTAAATGAAGAAGATGTACACACAATTCCACTAGCCTCTATTGTTCCTATCGATATCCCTCATGAGTTCTATGGTTTATCTATGGCTGATTTTGCAAGGAGTTCTACTCTGGCTAGTACAGCTATACTAAGAGGGTTCGTAGAGAATACTTATCTTACTAATTACAGTCCTAAGTTAGCTGATCCAAATGTAGTAGATTTTAGTGCTTTGCAGAATATGAAACCTAAACAAATTATTCCTACCAATGGTAATCCAGCAGCTGCAGTAGTTGCATTACCTCCAGAAACTATATCAAATGGAACTGGACAATTATTAGAACACTTACAAATAATCAAAGAACAAGCAACAGGAATGTCTAAAGCTGCACAAGGCTTAAATGATGCACTGTATGTTTCAGGAAATTCTGAGCAAAAATTGTCTGCTGTACAAACTGCTGCTCAGAAGCGAATCCAGCATATCGCTCGTAGATTTGGGGAAACTGGATTCAAGCGACTTATTGAGGGTGTATATCAAACCATGTATGAAAATATGAAAGGTAAACAGACATATAATCTAGATGGTGTATATGGAACTGTTAATATGAGTGAGCTACCTTCTAAAATGGATGTTGAAATCTTTTTAGATATAGGTGAAAATTCTAATATGAATAAGCTTACTAAGTTAGGTAGGATAGGATCTGAAATACTCCCTGCATTAAATAACCAAGGATCAGGGATGGTAATAAAACCTGAAGCACCTGCAGTATTAGCAACTCAACTTATTGAATCTATGAATCTTGATAGTAATGACTATCTTGAAGATTATACTACAGATGAATTTAAACAGAAAGCAGCTGAAGAAATACAAAAACAATCTCAAATGACTGAACAAGCTAAACAATTAGAGCAAAGGAAAGCTCAAGCAGATGCTGCTCTACAAGAGTCTAATATACATTATACTAATGCACAGGCTAAAAATACATTTGATGATAACTCTAAACAGTTAGCAGTATCCATTGATAAGCATTATCAAGAGTGGGCTGATCTTTCTATTAAAGCAGTTAAGGAAGGTGCTCAATTACCAGAGCATCCAAGTTATGATCAAATACTAATGATGGCTAGACAAATACTTACGCCACAACAACAACAACAACCAACTCAGGGAGAACAATAATATGGCAACAGTAACTTTAAGTAGTGCTGGTGTAGGTGCTGCACAATCAGGATCAGCAGTATCAGGAACTGGTATAATAGTTATTAATGACAGCGATGCTGCAGTTACATTTGATGTAACAACTGGAGGATCAACAGTAGAACAGTCAGATATAACTGTACAGAAAAAAGACTATACAATAATAACAGGGCTTGCTAGTGCTGCTAAAACATTAACAAGTGTTAAAACTGCACATGGAACAAGTGCTCAATCTAGTGAAAAATTATATATTCACTTAGCATCTTAAAATAAATAATAACTATGTAACGCCTTATAGGGTTACAACAATCTTGCTTAAAAGGAGAATGATATGAATCAATTATTTGATATTACGAAATTTGCAATAGGGTTTGACGAGATGATGGACAGATTCCATTATCAACAAAATCAGACTACAACCTATCCACCTTACGATATAATAAAGGTAGATAATTTTAACTATAAAATAGAAATGGCTCTTGCTGGATTCAGTAAAGAAGATATTGAGGTTGAAGTGGCAGATGGTATTATAACCATCAGCTCTAATAAAGAAAACGACCAAGATAAAAGTAAGCTATATAGAGGTATCTCATATAGAAAGTTCACTCGACAGTTTACAATAGCTGAAGATATTGAAGTCAAAGATGCCAAACTAGAAAATGGTCTTCTCACTATAGAATTAGAAAGAATTGTACCAGATGAGAAGAAACCGAGGATGATAAAGGTAAAATAAATGGATAAATACCGAGAAATAGCTGAGAAGAAGCTAGGTAATAAAAAATCATATGGTAATCATAAGATTCACCCTGAAGAATTAGCCAGAGTAGCCCATATAAAAGGACACTTTGCAGCTAAAGAAAGGGATGAGTTCTTTGATGAAGTATATGGAGAAGTCTTAGTAGATCTATTCTTAGAATGGCTTAAGACAGATTCACACGAAACAAAGTCTCGAGAGTTCCTCTACTCTTCTGCTATGGCACTGGGAAGTGTCAAAGAGAAAATGATAAACTTCGAGACATATGGTAAGAATATACCACACCTTAAGGAGGACAGTGATGAGGGAAATTAATTATAAAGAAATAATAAATAATATAGATGAGATGGCTAATACAATGGAGTATGATGCAATGAGAAGTCCTGGAAAGATGAAGCTTAATGCAGATACACTTCTTAGCTTACATAGTCTAAGATCTATATATGAAGATAAACTACCAAAAACACCCAAGAAAAAGGAGGTGAAGAATGGTTAAGAATACCGAAGCAACAACGGACTCTACCCCACCAAAGGATGACTCCATAGCAACGGATAGTCAGACTGAAGAAGCTTTGCTGGCTGACATTGTACGTAATTCCGATTTCGTAGAATCTCTACCCGATGAGCAAGTTCCTGAAGTAGACACAGCTGAAACTGAAGAAGACCCAGAGTCAGAAGAAGCTGTTGAAACAGAAGAAATTGAAGAAGAATCTATACCAAAAGTAGAAGAGACTGAGGGTGAGGATGATACGTCTACCCAAGAAACTGAAGTTATCTCTGCCGATGAGTTAGATTTAGATGCTAAAGTATCTGTCAAAATTGACGGAAAAGATACTGAAATATCTTTAGGAGAAATCGTAAAAGGTTACTCTACTGAACAATCTCTTTCAAATAAGGGTCGTGAACTTGGCGATGCGAGAAAGCAATTAGAAGAAGAATTTGGAAAACGTTTTGAAGATATCCAAAATCTTTCTAAGGCTTCTGCTGCTGTTATGTATAGAGAAGAACAAGCCCATGCTAAAGAGTTTCATGATGTTGAAAAGCAAATACAACAAGCTAGAGATAGTGGTGATACTTTTGAGTTGGGAGAATTAAAAGATAAACGAGAACAAGTCCAAAAGAAATATTGGGATGCTAGAAAAGGTCGTGAATCTATAGTTCAAACTGTACAAAAACAAAATCAAGAAATGATGGATAAACAATGGAAAGAAGGATTAGATAAATACAATAAAGAAATATCTACTATAATTCCTGATTACAATGAGACTGTAGTTAAAGACATACGAAAGTTTGCCTTAGATGAAGGTCTACCACAGGAAATGATAGATACTATTATAGATCCTAAGATTGTTAAATTCGTAGATGATTATAGAAGGCTTAAACAGGGTGTAACTAAGGGTGCTGCAAAGAGGAAATCTTCACCAACAAAGAAATTACCTATAAAGAAAGCTAAAACTATATCACAAAAAAGACTTGATAGAGCAGAAACAATAAGACAGAAAGGTTTAACTGAAGGAGCTTCCGAAGCTGACCAAATGAATTTTCTTAGACAACACGCAGAGCAATCATTAGGTTAATTAATATTTTACGGAGGTAAATAAATAATGACAACTGTAATAGGTGCACGTGGCACTGGTGGACCACAAGGTCCAGCTAGAGCTTCGTCAGCTAACGTCTCTCAACGAGAAGACTTAGCTAACTTTATTAGCATGATTACCAGAGATGAAACACCTTTTGTTTCTACTCTCGGTAAAGCTAAAGCAACTGCTATTTATCATGAATGGCAAACTGATACACTAGAAGCTCCTGGAGACTCTAGAATCGCTGAAGGTCAAGATTGGATTGAACCTGGGGCAAGTAACCCTACTCCTTCAGCTGGTACTAAATTCCAAGCTACTGGTCCAAATAGAACTCGACTAGGTAACTATACACAGATCAATGGTAAAACTATTGCTGTGTCTGGTACAAGACGAGCTGTTGACCAAGCTGGTGTGGCAGATGAATATGCGTATCAACTTAAGAAGCGTGGTACTGAACTACGAAGAGATGTTGAGAGGGATATGATCCACTCAATGAACGTATCTGCTGCTGTAGGTGCACAAGGTAATACTTCTCGATCTGCAGGTTGTGTGTTTTCATTTATTAATGATACAGCTACAACTGCTTACGTTGGTCAATTTGAATCACCAGGATCTGCAGCTACTCCAGTATCTATGGGTGATGGTACTCAGGTTGTTCACTCAACTATTTCTGGTAGTACAACTGCCCCAACTAAAGGTACTCTTGCATTGACAGACATTGATTCTGTTATGCAAAAGATTTATCAAGAGGGTGGTAAGGCTACAAGAGTAATGCTCTCACCAAAACTACGAAGAGACTTCTCTGATCTTATGGTCAGTGATACTGGAGTAGTT